GATGCCCATGAAGGGCGGCCAGCAGCCCCGAATGTCACAGTTTCCCACTGGCGGCAACACGCCATTGCCATATGCAAATGACCCTGACCCTGACCCCGGCCCGACGGATTTTAGTGCTCAGGGCGGTGATGAAGTGGGTATGAATCAAAATGAGGCGCTTCAGCGTAAGCTCGCTGAGATAGAGCGGATGGGCGGTCAAAGTGCTTATGATCAAAGCCGTTTGAATATGGCGCGCTATAACGCCTACAAAGGCACCGATGGCTACAACGCTTATACCGATGCGAAGGGGGAATTGCTAGGCGACACCGCCAATATGCGTGACAATGATTCTAACCAGTACGTGTTTACCGGCAATGAGTACGAGACACTAGGCGATCCCTCAACATGGGATAGAGCAACGGCGATTAACCGTGATTTTTATCAAGGTAAAGGCCTAATCCCCATGCTAACAACGAAGGAGTACGAGCGGTTAAGCAACAACCTCGGGCGCAATCCCACAAAAGAGGAGCTTGACTTCACCCGCACTCAGATGGCACAAGACAAGAACTACATGTACAACCTAAGGACAGGCGACTCCAATCAAGCCTATCTGGACTACATCAACTCACGCGGTCAAGACGTTCAGGTTGATGATCCTTTTTATCAGTACAACGCTCAAAGTGCCAACCCTTATGTTGACAATAAGGGCGATGGTCGCACGACTGCTGACTACCAAGAGGGCTACTTTGATGGAACGGCTGACGGCGTCTGGAATCCTAAGTAGTGCCGAGGAACTATAGGAAAGAGTACGACAATTACCAAGGCACCGAAAAACAGAAGAAAAATCGGGCTAAACGCAACGCAGCACGACGCGAAATGGAAAAGTCTGGTAAAGTAAAGAAAGGCGACGGTAAAGATGTAGCCCACAAAAAGCCCCTCGCTAAGGGCGGTAGCAACAAAAAATCGAACCTAACGGTTAGTAGTAAGAGCAAAAACCGCTCTTTTAAGCGCACAAGCAAGGCAAAAATGGCCTAAGATATGTCCGATATTATCACCCCTAAGCTGGCTAAACAGCTCAAGGGAGCAACGCCAGAGGTCAAACTCAGGGCGGCAGAGCTTCTCAATCAGATTGAGCAAGCCAAAAAGGTTGAAACCGCACAGAACACCTTCATGGGTTTTGTAGATTACATGTGGCCTGCCTTTATCAATGGTCGGCATCACAAGATTATGGCAAAAGCCTTTGAGCGTATTGCCAGCGGTGAACTCAAGCGGTTGATCATCAACATGCCGCCCCGACACACCAAGTCAGAGTTTGCGTCTTACTTGTTACCTGCATGGTATCTAGGGCAGTTTCCCAACAAAAAAATTATTCAGACGGCACACACAGGTGAGCTGTCAGTAGGCTTTGGTCGAAAGGTGCGTAACCTTGTGGACTCAGAGGACTACAAAGAGGTTTTCCCCAAACTCAAGCTGCGAGCAGACTCAAAAGCAGCAGGGCGCTGGAGTAGCGACCAAGGTGGGGAATACTTTGCTATTGGTGTAGGCGGTGCCGTAACAGGTAAAGGTGCTGACCTGCTGATCATTGATGACCCTCACTCAGAGCAAGAAGGTCAATCAGGCGATCCATCTGTATTCGATAAGACCCATGAATGGTACACCTCTGGGCCAAGACAGCGTTTGCAGCCCGGAGGGGCTATTGTTATCGTGATGACACGGTGGCACATGCGCGACCTTACCGGAAAGATCATTAAATCGTCCTCGCAACGTGAGGGCACTGACGAGTGGGAGGTGATCGAATTTCCAGCGATCATGCCATCGGAAACCCCGTTATGGCCTGAGTTCTGGTCGATGGAAGAACTGGTGGCGTTGAGAAACGAACTTCCACCAAGCAAATGGAACGCCCAGTACCAGCAGAATCCCACTGCCGAAGAGGGCGCATTAGTCAAGCGAGAGTGGTGGAACATCTGGGAAGGTGATCGACCGCCCGCTTGTGAGTTTATTATCCAGTCTTGGGACACTGCGTTCCTAAAGACACAACGAGCCGACTATTCGGCTTGCACAACATGGGGCGTTTTTTACAAGCCCGACGATGATGGGCGTGATCAACCCAACATCATCTTGTTAGACGCTTACAAAGAGCGCTTAGAATTCCCAGAGCTGAAGAAGAAAGCTTTTGAGTTTTGGGAAGAGATGCAGCCAGACGCATTTATTGTTGAGGCTAAGGCGGCAGGCATGCCGTTGATATTTGAATTAAGGGCGATGGGTATACCCGTGTCGGAATACACGCCGTCCAGAGGTAATGATAAGATAGCTCGCGTAAACGCTGTTGCTGACCTGTTTGCTTCTGGGATAGTCTGGGTTCCTGAAACCCGATTTGCAGAAGAAGTGATCGAAGAGTTTGCCTCATTTCCAGCAGGCGAGCATGACGATCTAGTGGATTCATCCACGCAGGCGCTAATTAGGTTTAGGCAGGGCGGGTTTTTAACGCTCAAGTCCGATGAGGAAGAAGAGAACTACGACCTCAAAAGACGAACCGCAGATTATTACTAGGAGCCTCACATGCCAAAATGTGGAAAGTCAAAAAAAATGATGAAGAGCGGTGGAAAAACCTGTTCAAAGTCAAAGTCAAAGTCCTATAAAAAGGGCGGTAAGGTTGAGTTAGGCGGCGAAGTCAAAATGAAGTCTGGCGGCATGTGTCGTGGCGGCGGTGCAGCAACCCGTGGCATGAATATATCCAAGAAGATGGGCTAATTTGTGGCTATTGATCGCTCGGCAGAGCCTTTTAACCCCGATGAAATCGACATGGGGAAGGCTCTAGAAATCGTTATAGAAGACCCTGAGTCTGTATCCATTATGGATGAAGACGGCGGTATGCTGATTGATTTCGACCCCCAAATGGAGACTCCAGAGATGGAGCACGGGGGCAACCTTGCCGAAGTGATGGATGATCGCGACCTAGATGAGCTTTCATCTGAGCTGATTGGACAGTTTGAATCAGATCGACTGAGTCGCTCGGACTGGGAAGATTCCTATATCCGTGGACTTGACTTGCTAGGCCTAAAGTTTGAAGACCGATCAACCCCTTGGGAAGGTGCATGCGGTGTATTTCACCCAATGCTGTCTGAAGCGGTTATTCGATTCCAAGCGCAGACCATACAAGAGATTTATCCAGCGAGTGGGCCAGTAAAAACGTCTATCGTTGGGCCGATTGACCCCGACAAGGTGAAGCAAGCTGGGCGTGTTGAAGGTTATCTAAACTACCTGATCACCCAGAGAATGAAAGAATATCGGACGGAAACAGAGAAAATGCTGTTTTCCCTACCGATAGCAGGTTCCGCATTCCGTAAGGTCTATTACGATCCGACGTTGGGGCGGCCATGTGCCATGTTTGTCCCAGCGGAGGATTTTGTTGTGTCCTATGGGGCGTCTGACCTACAGACGTGTCAACGTGCTACGCACATCATGAAGCGTAACCCGAATGAGATACGAAAGTTACAGGTGGCAGGTTTCTATCTTGATATAGACCTACCGCCAGCATCACCTGACTTGTCAGAGATTCAGGCAAAATATGACAGGCTAACAGGCGACTCAGAGAGCTATGAGCATGACAGCAGACACACGCTGCTGGAGATGCACGTAGACCTCGACCTAGTAGGCTTTGAAGATGAGGACGGCATTGCGCTGCCTTATGTAGTTACCATAGATCGCACTTCAAGAGCGATTCTGTCTATACGACGGAACTGGCTTGAAGAGGACGATACAAGACAGCGTCGAGACCACTACGTTCATTACCAGTATTTGCCGGGACTAGGCTTCTACGGGTTTGGACTGGTGCATATGATTGGAGGATTGTCCAAGTCGGCAACCTCGCTGCTTAGGCAGCTTATCGACGCTGGTACGCTCGCCAACTTACCCGGAGGGTTGAAGTCACGAGGTCTGCGGATTAAAGGGGACGATACCCCGATAATGCCGGGAGAGTTTCGCGATGTAGACGTTCCGGGGGGTGCTATACGCGATAACATATCGTTTTTGCCTTACAAAGAGCCTAGTAACGTGCTGTATCAGTTGCTTGGTGACATTGTGCAGGAGGGGCGGCGATTCGCGTCGGCAGCAGACGTAAAAGCGTCTGACATCAACGGGGAAGCACCAGTTGGCACCACTTTAGCGGTATTAGAGCGAGAAATGAAGGTTATGAGCGCCGTACAGGCCCGTATCCATCATTCTATGTCTCAAGAGCTGGCAATATTGTCCGATATTGTCAAAGATTACGGCCCAGAAATGTACCCGTATGACGAGAAACTAGGGCCAATTGTCCGTGAAGATTTCGATGACAGGGTAGATATTATTCCCGTTAGTGACCCTAACGCAGGAACAATGGCCCAGCGCATCATGCAGTATCAGGCAGCACTACAGTTAGCGCAGCAAGCGCCACAGATGTATGACTTGCCAATGTTACACCGTCAGATGCTAGAGGTTCTAGGCATCCAAGACGCAGATAAGGTTGTGCCGCTTGAGGATGATATCAAGCCTACCGATCCTATCTCTGAGAATATGAACATCATCAACGGTGAGCCTGTTAAGGCATTCATGTATCAAGACCATGAGGCGCACATCACGGCGCACATGGCGATGCTTGAAAATCCTGATATCATGAAGGTTATGGAAAAAGCGCCTAATGCTAAGGCAGTGGCGGCAGCTATGGCCTCTCATGTTCAAGAGCACCTTGCATTCGCCTACAGAGCGAAAATCGAAAAAGAGCTGGGCGTACAGCTTCCAGCCCCTGATGAGTCGATGCCTGAAGACATTGAACTCAGACTTTCGCGTCTTGTTGCCCCAGCCGCCGCACAGCTATCTGGCAAAGCCCAGAAGATGGCACAGGCTGAGAAAAACGCAGAAGAGCAAAAAGACCCAATTGTACAGATGCGCCAGCAAGAGCTTCAGATTAAGCAGCAAGAAGTTCAAAGCAAAGCTCAAGCTGAGATGGCTAAAATCCAAGCAGACATGCAGAAGACTCAGCAGAAGCTGGCCCTTGATGCAGAGAAGCTACAGTCTCAAGAGCGTATTGAGTCAGGCAAGTTAGCTGCTAAGATGTCATCTGATAATGATCGCAATGAGACCCAAAAAGAAATTGAAGGGTTTAAAGCAGGGTTTAATTTAGTCAGGGATGCGTTAGACAATGAGTGAAAAGGCAACAAATAACTTGTTAAGTGCATTACAAGTAGAGTATCGTAACGAAATGAACGAGGTTAGCGACCACATGTCATCAGGTGGATGCAACTCGTTTGAAGATTATCAAAGGTGTGTGGGGGTCATTACTGGCCTTGCATATGCCGAAAGAGCGCTACTAGACCTGAATGACAGGATAGATCGCGACTAATTCGCTGCATAAGGCAGTGCATGGCGACTCCAGACGCCTATATCTGGTGCAGAGCGTGGAACATGACTGACACAGAAGAAACTAAAGCTAGCCAACTACCTGAACCACAGGGCTATAAATTACTCATAGCTCTCCCAAACCCAGACGAAAAGACTGAGGGCGGGATCATCAAGGCGCATCAGACCCTACAAGTTGAAGAAATTGGTTCAATTTGTGGATTTGTCCTAAAAATGGGCAAGGATTGCTACAACGATGAAAAAAGGTTCCCAAACGGGCCTTACTGTAAAGAAGGTGATTGGGTGTTGATGCGATCCTATAGCGGAACGCGATTCAAGATTCATGGCAAGGAGTTTCGTCTTATCAACGATGATAGCGTTGAGGCGGTTGTGGATGACCCACGAGGAATTGAAAAGGTATGAGCAAAGATACTGCTACAAGCACGTCCGAAGAGGACAAGTTCTTTGGCGTCAAGACCACCTTTGAGAAGGGCAAGCCCCTTACCAAGGAAAGCGATCTTGAGCTAGAGGTTGTTGATGACAGGCCAGATGGCGACAGGCGTCCCCCAGAGTCAAAAGCTGCTGAATCAGGTACTGATGAAGAGCTAGAGCACTATGGAGAAAATGTACAGAAGCGGATTAAAAAGCTGACGTACAAACAGCATGAAGAGCGCCGAAAGCGCGAAGAAGCTGAGAGGATGCGAGAAGAGGCGGTTAAGGTTGCCCAGCAGTATGCTCAACAAGCCCAGCATTACCAGCAGGTAATTAGTCAGGGCGAGAAGTTTATTCATGAGCAGGCAGAAGCCCGTGCTCAGGTGCTGTTTGAGAAAGCAAAGCAGGAATACCGTCAGGCCTATGAAGAAGGCAATACTGACAAGGTCATTCAGGCGCAAGAAGAGATGATGGCGGCAAAGAACGAGCAAAGTGCTGCTCAGTTTAACGCCAGAAATGTTAGGCAGCCACAGCCTCAGCAACGGCGTCAGCAGCCTCAACAGCGACAACAAGCGGCACCGCAGCCAAAAGCTCCAGTGCCCTCTCGGCAAGCTCAAGAATGGGCCGCTGAGAACAAGTGGTTTGGTCAAGACAAAGCTATGACTGGCTTTGCTTATGGCATCCATGAGAAATTAGTAGCTGAGGAAGGCATGGAGCCTGACACAGATGAGTATTATGAAGCGATAAATCGCACTATGCGACAGACGTTTCCAGATCACTTTGGCGCGGAAGAATCCGGTTCAGTCTATACGACTTCCTCGACCCGTCAAAGCCCCCCC